TAGGTTACCTATTGCCTTACAAGAAGCAGTGCTTCAACCATTAATAGGGGTTGAGGCTGCTTCTTCTTGAAGACAACTGTTGATTAATCGTGATTACAAATTACTATATCCTGATAAGTCAGGTATAGACGTAATCACTGTTAAATATGCAGTTGGTCAACCTATGGGTGCACTATCAAGCTGAGCAATGCTCGCCCTTACGCATCACTTAATCGTTCAGCAGGCATATAATAATGTTAGGGGTCTTTTCCCCTACACAAAATGATATACTGAATATGAACTCTTAGGTGATGATATAGTTTTATTTGAGAAAGATATTGCAGAAGAATACTTGTCATTGATGAAAGGTTACGGTGTTGGTATTAATTTATCAAAATCCGTGGTTTCTCACAATAAAAGTTTTGAATTTGCAAAAGTTTCTTGAATAAATGGGTTTTATGTATCGGCTATTTCCTGAAAGATGTTTATATCACAAAATAATGCAATGGGTAGAATTAATATACTATTCCAACTATTGCCTAAAATGAATATAAAACATCCGATTCGTTACATTAAAAGAGTAACATCTCGTAGCATTTTGGAACTCGGCTCTTACAAATTCAATTTGTTAGGTCTGCTTTCCATGCTTGCTAATTCAGGGAAAATAACGTTACAAGAACTTCTGAAAACATTAATGTCACCAATGGAGCAACCAAAGCGTTTTTTACTAAAGGACAGTTTATTATTCATGAATGAAAAATACGCTGAGACCTTAGTGACTGACATTTTGGCTGGTCGTCCTTTACATCTCAGAGCGGATAAATGAATATCTTCCGTAATGAGAATGGACGTTCCATGGTACAATATTGCTTTACTTACTAGGATGACTAAAATAAAGTTAGACCTGGGAAGTGAAGATCAGATTCTTTTTTCGTTTACTAGCAAGCTTATTGATAGTCTCTGTGGATCGGATTTTATCCATCCTGGTTATCGTAAAATATTCTTTGAGGACATACTTTCGGGAGATGAACTCTACCCAAACGTATTAACCTTAAGGGATCATTACTGATTTTTCCAGTCGTTAGCTAAAGATCTCCTAGGAAATCTAGAGTTTTATGACACAGGTTCTACTGATAAGAAGGTAGATACCCTTACAGATCTTGTCATGACTAACGAAAAGTTTGACAGACTTCTTGAAGTCTTAAAACTAGTCGATCGGTCTAACGAGAAACTTAAAGGTATTGCCTTGGCAAGGATTTCTGATAAATCTCCACTAAAAGTCTTAAAGTTTGTTAAACGGGCTGATTTCGTAAGAAATCAAGTCGTTCAAGACGAACAAAAAGGCTGATTTGTAGATAGATCAGAACAACATTTTGTGGAAGATTTACACTTCCTATTACAAAATGATGAGTCCTTGAGAAAGGTTCGTGTCCGTTATCTTTAGAAGGATTAAGTTTGTTGTTTCTCCTATGAAAAGCAACTTATTAACATTCTTTTTAAAGCATAAAGGAAGCTTTACGGTTTGGCTAATTAGGGCAGTACTCCCTTTGTAATTATGCAAATAGTTATAGAGAGGGTATCCTGATTGGTGGTCTCCGC